ATCATCGACGAGATGGCAAAGAAAATCAAACTCAAACCGCAACAAGTGAAGAATGCATTCATGGTTTTCGTGAAGGCAACACTCGTGAACCCAACGTTCAGTAGTCAGGTCAAGTCCGAGTGTACTCTCAAACCACAGGAATTTGGGAGCAAATTTGAGCCAACGAAAAAGCTCATCAAAGATATTCTCAAAACGAATGTACAATCCGAACTCATGGCACTGTCCAAGTTCAAAGAAATGAAAGAGCTTCAAAAAACGGATGGTGCGAGAAAGTCTAAAATCACCGGCATACCAAAGTTAGATGATGCAAATAAGGCGGGTACCGCACAATCTGGAAAGTGTACGCTCATCATCACAGAGGGTGATTCAGCGAAATCACTCGCAGTCGCTGGACTCTCTGTAGTTGGACGTGATTATTACGGGGTATTTCCACTTCGCGGTAAGTGCAAAAATGTGAGAGATGCATCTGTCAAACAACTCACGGAGAACAAGGAGTTCAGTGACCTCAAGAAGATTTTAGGTCTTCAACAAGGTAAGGTGTATACGTCGCTCAATGAACTCCGATACGGTCGTCTCATGATCATGACGGATGCCGATACTGATGGAAGTCACATCAAGGGTCTTGTACTCAACATGATTCATTACTTTTGGCCGAGTTTACTTGACCTAAATTTCGTGGTGAGCATGGTGACACCTATCATCAAAGCCACCAAGGGTTCTCAAACCATGTCTTTCTACACGGATTCCATGTTTAGAACGTGGTATGGAAATGGGAGACCCGGTTGGAAGATTAAGTACTACAAGGGTCTCGGTACGTCCACGTCTGCCGAGGCTCGAGAGTATTTCAAGAACATCGAACAGCTCACGGTTAAATTTGATACAGACGAAAAAACAGATGATTCTGTAGTACTCGCGTTCGATAAAACAAGGGCTGATTCTCGTAAGACGTGGCTCTTAGAAAGCACCGAAAAAGAGAGTTCGGAACTTGAAATCCCATACGGAAATGTCGAACGAATTAACATCACAGAATTCATTCACAAAGATCTAGTAAATTTCAGTCTCGCAGATTTGAAGCGTTCTATTGCACACGTGTCTGACGGTCTCAAGCCCTCTCAAAGAAAGGTCATGTATTCATGCTTCAAAAAGAATTTGACGAATGAAATGAAAGTCGCACAATTGGCGGCATACGTCGCAGAAACATCGGCATATCACCATGGAGAAGTGTCTCTTGCGGATACGATCGTAAAATTAGCACATAATTTTACTGGTTCGAACAACATCAACCTTCTCGAGCCGTGTGGTCAATTCGGTACGAGACTCATGGGTGGTAAAGATGCGAGTCAAACGAGGTACATCTTTACGAAGCTCACAAAACATGCAAGAAAACTCTTTGATGCTAGAGATGACGCGGTACTCAAGTATCTCGATGATGACGGCAGACCCATCGAACCAGAATATTACGTGCCAGTGTTACCTACAGTTCTCATCAATGGTACTGAGGGTATTGGAACGGGATTCAGTTGTTATGTACCACCGTTCAACCCAAAAGACATTTGCGAAAACATAGAACGAGCTATTTACGGCGAAACACTCAAAGAAATGAAACCGTGGTTTGACAAGTTCAAGGGTCGTGTGTTTAAAAACGAAGAAGGGTTATGGATCACAGAGGGTGTGTGGACATGCAATAGCGCTGGAACTAACATCAAAATTACCGAGCTTCCACCGGGTCGCTGGACACAGGATTACAAAGAATATCTGGATGGTCTCGTGGAAAAGAAGATTATTTCTGGATTCGTAAACAACAGCACGACAGAAGACGTGGATTTCACTATCACGGGATACACCGGGAAAAACCTTGTGAAGGATTTTAAGCTTCAAAAATCATTTCATGTGAGCAACATGCACCTATTCCACCCGACCAAGGGTATCAAGAAATATGAAAGCCCAGAGGACATTTTAACGGATTTTGTGGACATTAGAATTGATGCATACAAGAAACGAAAAGCGCATCTTCTTCATGTTCTTACAGAAAAGGCGAAAAAACTAGAAAACATGTCTCGTTTCGTAAACGCAGTCATCAACGAGCGCATCATCGTATTTAAGAGAAAGAAAAATGAACTCGAAGATGAGATTTCTAAATCATACGATGCGGTCGATGGCTCGTATGATTATTTGCTCAACATTAAGACCTACCAGTACACGAAAGAAGCTGTACAATCGCTGAACGAGGAGACCGATACCATCAAGAAAGAGTTAGAAAAATTGGCGGCCACGAGTCACATCTCCATGTGGAAAATGGATTTAAAAATATATAAGCAATAAGTAGTATGTGTGATAGATCCGGTCCAGATACCGGAGCCGCACTTTGTCTGTCAGCCCTCGGGCAACAGGACACATATCTTTTAGGCGAAAATTCCCCCTTTAAGTATGAATCTAAACGACATTCAAATTTTAGAAAGTTTCATAGAAGTTTTAATGTTAACAAACCTTCGAGTGCATCAGATGGATGGCCTTTTGGTCAAACCATAAAAGTTACATTTAGACCGCAAGATATGGGGGATCTTCTCTCGAATATGTATATTAAAATAAACTTACCGGGTCTTTCGAATACACAGTATAATTACGCGGATAGAGTTGGGAGACATCTATTTAAATCTATCACCATGCGCGTCGATGAAAATATAGTTGAAATATACAAAGATGACATTGGATTCATATATGATGAAATGTACCTCGATCAATCGGAAAGCGCGAGTAGAATATATACAGATGGACGTTTTGTTTACAGAGAATCCGTGCTAGACCAAGGACTCAATTTTTTCAGAGGTCTCGATACAACCGTATATGTACCTATTCCATTTTTCTTCTCAAGAGCCTATGAATCGTCTGATTATGAAACAAATATACACAATAGACCATACTTTCCTTTGTGTGCGATTAACAAACAAAAGCTTGAGTTTGAAATTGAATTTAGACCTCAGACATTTTTTACAGATGACCCGGTTGATTTGACAGTAAAAGAGTTTGATATCGTGACAGAAGAAATTACACTCACACCCGAAGAACGACTCTTTTACACATCTAGAAAATACGAAATGATAACCGATGTGTTCAAGACTCACCCCAAGTTTGACATAGAACCCGGAGAAGATAAAGTAAAATTTGAGCTCACGCCCGAAAATCGCGTAAAGACACTTCACTTTTTCTTTAGAAACAAATTGTTTGAGAACGATAGTGTCGCGAGTAACGTGACTGCCACAGACGAAATATATGATTATTACCACAATAGATTCAATCTTGGACCAAATCCATCGTATAGGCGTGCCGTCGATTCATTGTCGGACGACGTCGCAATCGCAGCGAAGCTATTCATAGATGGTCAAGAGCTTCCATTCATAAACTTTGTAGATTCACATTACTATAGGTATCTCACCGTTTTGAACCATAAGTTTCATTCAACACCGAGAAATATATACACCTATACGTTTTCTATGAATCCAAGAAATGTTGACCCATCTGGAAGTCTAGACTTCACAAACATAAAGAACAACAGAACTACAATAGACTTTCAAATGAATCCTTATTTCGGGACGAATGAGTCATACACATGTCATATATACTACACAGCGTATAAGACGCTTACATTTGAAAACGGCTACCTTGAATCTCGAAGTGAGCCCATATCGTATTCTCCAAGTTTAGGAGAACAAGGTATGAGTGAAAATTCACGTATTATATACGAAGAATCACTTGCCGAATAATTTATCTTTATTTTCTTTTATGTAATTAATGATCCCATTTTTAATACACCATTTGATGAAATTGAGTTGCGCGAGCGTCGTATTGATTTCATCAGTTGTACCGGGGACTTTATATGAGATTTTGTCCGACCGACAAAAGGGGTCAAATAATTTCTTGCTATATCCATCAAGAGTAGATTTATAAGCACAATGCACACTGAAAATCTTACCTTCGTTTGTCTTGTACATCAAATTAGTTTTCTTAGAATAGTTCGTGATGAACCATTCCAGATTTCGAAGAGAAATACCACCAGTTTTAGACAAAATTTGTACGAGCGTTTGTCCGTTTTCTGGTGTACAATAAAATGAATCGATTGAATTTAGTAGGATATCTGATTTCCTCATATTACATCATAAGCTTCAAATCTCTAAATTGGTTATTATTAGATGATTCACATGCGGGACATCCAGCTTTATACATGGGAGGAAACGCGTGATTGTGTCTAATAGTTGCGCCCATGGTCACCGGTTCATGAAGTTTGGGTGCGGCGACGTGCGTTGCACAATAACCATCGTGACTCGCTTTTCTAGTACAGGGCTCACCACCCCTTTTAATACCCATACAATATCCACCTGGATTGGGTAAATCTCTCAAAAGAAGCTTCAGGGGTATGTTGTGAATGGTCGATACTGAGCGGGCGTATAAAAGCATTCTTTCATGACACACCTTTTCCACCTCATCCTCGAATACTCTCGCGAGATTCTCAGATATCTTCATCCTTATTACATTAACGCACCTAGTTTTTAAATGGTAATTCTTCGACGGGTGTTTCTTTCTTCTTTTTTGGCCTTCTTTTTGGTTTGATTTTGGTGAGTAATTCACCGAAAATTTCTTCTTTTGGATCTTCGAACAACGGCTCGATGAGGTCACACACTGGATTTATAAATTTATTCATGAAATAGTATTCATAATCAATGGGGGTACCATTTTCTTTCGCGTATTTTGGATCTTCAGACTTTTCAAAAGCCTTAGCTTTTGGGTCATCCGTTTTGATGAGTACATATGGTACCCTATCACCCGATTGTGGTTCCGACCCAGGTTGACGTTCACGCATTTTTCTCACAACTTGTACGTGTGCTTGATTTATATCAGCAATATTCGGACTATTAATTGATACACTCTGACCTTTTACTTTATATGAATCTGAAAGACCCTGTGAAAGTGTGAGCTTTTCAATCGGTACGTCACCCTCAATGAGTTCAATCGCTCGTTGCAAAGCTAAAGCTCTCGGAGCTTCTGTGTCATTACTCTCGAGTACGACATCAAGCAGTTCTTTGCAGACTTCCCGTACATGTGCGGTATTGTCGCGTCTCACGAGCTGAAGACCCTTCACATCAATGTAATCCATGTTCATCTTCCCATCTTTACCCTGCGTCCATAACTTTGCGGCGTATCGTTTTTTAGAATACAGGAAATAGGGCCAATATACCTTTTCCAATTCGAGATTATTGGGTTTCTTAAAAAGTGCGCTGCACTCTTCAGCGGCGCGTTCACCAATTTCCCAACTATATTCGACGGCTTCGATGCCTTTACGGTCACCTACATCAAATTCAACCATTACTGAATCGGTATTATGCACAATCATATCTCCCGGGCCAATATGGAAATGGTGAGATTCAGTGGTGAGATCATACACGTAGTCATTGGTTTCCCCATGTATCTCGATTTTTTTAATAGCCGTTGGTGATTTTCGTTGTTTATCCTTTGTCCATGTCTGCCGTAATATATTTTTCTTATCTTGTCTCGAGTTTATAGACACGTTATACCCCATACGCCTCCCGAGAATGTATAATCCCATCGAACCTTCTTTACCCTTACAATCCATCCGGGTGTACCCATGTATATCCTTATCACCATCAGCCATATAATATCCTTCTATGAAAGACGTCACCACATCAATTGTCCCATTCAATATACACAAAGGAACGATCTTTTCACTATGACTGTTATAAAACAATTTTCTATAACGTTCAACGACGGATTTTACATCATTATTTGCAGATAACTTATATACGCCACTACTGTCAATTGTATCGTATATAGAAGTATCAAATGGACATAATTTTTGCATTTCGAGTAAATAACTCATGTTCGAATTATTTAACGCCCAACTTCGTTTAACCCCACTTGAAGTATTATACGTTCCACAAGATCCATCACCAAAAAAGAAACCCATGACCTTTGCTTCGTCAACTGTAACCGAGTTATCTTTACCATCGAACGCATCTACGGAATTTCCATGTAATAACTTGGTACCGATTGAAACTTCACATGGTTTAATCATTTCCTTATTCTCTAAAAGTAAACTATGATCCTCTGTAACATCCACAATGCCAGTGTGAGTTAAAACTCTATGAATATTCTTAACAGTTTTATGTCTTACGATTTGTTTGATAGGTGTAAACCCACATTCAGTCCACACCTCGGCATCAATCACGGCCACTTCTTTACCGTCATCCCTCGTTTCATATGCATGAACAAGAGAGTCAATCCTACACGTCTTTACATGACCATCTTGACGAATAAGAATAGGTGTATCGGGTGTGACTGAATCACCGTATCGAACTTTAGCACCCGGGAAGTTCTTTTCCACGTACTCTTTTGTTTCATCAATCATGCTTCGCCCTTTTGTCGTGACAGTAGACGCGATGTTTACACATGGGAGCATCCCCTTTGATGCACCAGTGAATCCATACACGGAGTTCATACTGATTTTGTAAGCTAATTGCTTACC